CTACTTACGGGACTGCTATCAGCATCCAAGACTTCTCCCGCAAAGAGACGGATGCCTTTGGTAACTTTATTGTTGTTCAGAGGGCCTTTGCTAACCTTGTTGACTTTGACGTAAGACTACCAACACAAACTGCTGGTCGTGTCCGTAGGATACTTGCTGAGTATAGGGCAACACCTATCGTCTATGTCGGTAATGAAAACTCTAGCTTTGGTACTATCGTCTATGGCTTCTATCGTAACTTCGATATTACCCTTGATACACCATCCCTATCCTTTGCAGCTATTGAGGTTGAGGGGCTATCGTAGTCTTTCCCAACATACTAGCTCCTACCCAAAACCTTGAGGAATACATAAATGGCTTATACCCCGATCAGTAACCTACCTACCCCACCTAGTCGTCAGGAACCATCCACGTTCTCTGTACGGGCGGATGCTTTCCTTGGCGCTCTCCCTGACTTCGGGACTGAGGTTAATGCTGCTGGTGACTACATTGATGCTAAGGGTATTGAGGTAGACGCTGCCGCTGCTACTGCTGCTACAAGTGCCTCTGCTGCTGCTACAAGTGCTACTAATGCTGCTGCTGCTCAGACTGCCGCTGAGGCTGCTGCTGATGCTACCCTGTGGGTATCTGGGACAGGGTATGTTGTTGGGGATGTTGTCTACTCACCCAGCACCTACTTTACCTATCGCTCCAAAGCCATCCAGACTAGCACCACAGACCCTGCTTCTGATGCAACGAATTGGGTTCTGATTGGTGTTGGTGGTACTGCACTTCTGTCGATCACTAACACTACAGCGACACAAGATCAGACTGCCTTTACTGGTTCTTATACTGCTGGTGCTGTTGTTGTCACCTTGAACGGTGTTATCCTTACGGATACTACAGACTACACAGCCACCGATGGTACGACAGTTACTCTTGCCACTGGCGCTGACGCTGGTGATGAAGTAGGTATCATAGGCTTCCCCACTTTTCTTGTGGCTGACACCTTACCGCTGGCTGGTGGGACTTTGACTGGTGCTTTGGCTGGTACTACGGCAACTTTCTCTGGGGCTGTCTCAGGTGCTTCTGTTGCAGCTACGGGTGCTGTCTCAGGTGCTTCTGTTGCAGCTACGGGTGCTGTTACGGCAACCTCTGGTGACATCTCTGGGGAGTTTATAGCAGACAGTTACAACGAGACTTTCGCAACCTTGTCTGGAACAACACCAGCGGTTAACTGCGAGACAGGCAACGTGTTTGCGCTTACGACATCTGGCAACACAACGTTTACTTTTACCAACCCGCCCGCAACTGGCACAGCCTACGGCTTCACGCTCAAGGTCACGGCTGGTGGCACCCACACGCTGACATGGCCTGCGTCTGTTGATTGGGCTGGCGGGACTGCCCCTGATGCGCCTGCAAGTGGTGCGGTCAACGTTTATGTGTTCTTCACGCATGACGGCGGGACCAATTGGTATGGGTTCTTGGCCGGTGGGGCTATGGCATGAGTGGTATTTCTCAAAAACTGATGTCCTCACTAAAAGGTGGGGTATTGCCGCTTGATGAGTTTTTTTCCGCTGACCTCTACACGGGTAGTGCGTCCTCAGTAACAGTGACCAATGGCATTGATTTAGCTGATGGCGGGCTGTTGTGGGTTAAGCGTACAAATGCTGATGCCACGCTTTTCTTTGATAAAGCAAGAGGGTCGGGTCAAAGACTTATGACTCCCCCTCAAGATGCCGAACTAAACATTGGAGGCGTTACCTTTAACTCCACTGGCTTTACGCTTAGTCCAACAAACACCACCAACTACCCAGCCAACAATGGTCAACCTTATGTTGCTTACTCTTTTAAAGAGGCCCCCAAACTTTTTGATATTGTGACTTACACTGGCAATGGAACTGCTGGGCGTGAGATTGCACATAACTTGGGTGCGGAGCCTGCGCTTATCTTCGTAAAAAATCGCAGTGTTCCAGCAGATTGGGAGGCTTGGACAAGAGATGCTAGCCCTCAAAGTTCTACTTACTCGTTTAAACCCACATCTACATCTGCTTGGATTGACACCTCTGTGACCACTTGGGGTTCTGCTACCTCTTACACATTTAATGATGCTGTATTTACTGTTGGAGGCAATGCTGGCACAAACCAAAGCGGCAATAGTTATGTGGCTTACATCTTTGCCGACAGCGGCGGCCCGCTTAAGGTTGGAAGTTATACGGGTAATGGTGGCTCACAGGTTATTGACCTTGGTTTTTCTACCGGCGTGCGGTTTTTGCTTATCAAATCTATTAGTGCAGGCAGACCTTGGTATGTGTTTGATTCTGTACGAACACCCGCTTTTCCGGGGTCGGACCCATACAGCAGGTTAAACTTTTCTGGCGCAGATGTGACATCCGATGATTTTATATTCACAGACCCGACTGGCTTTGGGGTGAGTGCCCCTCAAGTCAATGGCGCGGGTGAAACAGTCATGTACATGGCAATCGGAGAGTAGAGGAAACAAAATGTATATTCTTGCCCCCAATCAGGTCGCCAAAACCTACCCATACACAATTGGCGAATTGAGACGCGACAATCCAAACACCAGCTTTCCTAAGAAACCAACCGAAGCAACCTTGGCCTCATGGGGAGTTTACCCTGTCGCCAATGTTGACTCGCCTGCGTTCAGCTATGCCACACAGAACCTTACAGAGGGTGATCCTGTTCTTGTAGGTGGTCAGTGGCAGCAGACTTGGGTTATCACCGAAGCTACCCCAGAGGAAGTGTCCCAACGTGCTGCACAGCAGTCTGACGACATGCGTAACAAGCGTGACCAGTTGATTGCCAATACTGACTGGATGGCTCTTAGCGACAACACTATGTCTGCTGGGTGGGCTACCTATCGTCAGGCCCTTCGAGACATAACAAGTCACGTCAACTTCCCTTACTTGACTGAGGCCGACTGGCCCGTTAAGCCCGAATAATCAGGAGAGATATTATGAGCAATGCAAGACTTCTTGGTGACATTATCTCCACTGATGGTTCTATCCAGCCTTTGTCGTACAATGAAACCTATGTAGCAGTTACTTCTACTACTAATGCTACTACAGTGGACTGTGAGGCAGGTAACACTTTTAGTCATGTGTTGACTGAGAACACCACGTTTACCTTCTCTAATCCCCCTGCAACTGGCTCTGGTTATACTATGACCATTGAGGTTGTTCAGGATGCTGGTGCCTCTGGTTATATTGTAACATGGCCTACAAGCGTAGACTTCCCTGCTGCTACTGCACCTACACTCACTGCCACGGCATCTGCTGTAGACGTATTCGTATTCACTACCCGTGATGGTGGGACTAACTGGTATGGTTTCACCGCTGGTTTGGGTCTTGCAACACCTGCATAATAGGAGGCTATAAGTAATGGCTACTAAGAAAAAGATGTTGCAGGCTGCGGCTGGTTCTGCTGGTGGTGGTGGTCCAACCGTCATTGAAGACGTATTCTCGACTTACCTGTACACTGGCAACGGCTCCACGCAGACGATCACCAACGGGATTGACCTTGCTGGTGAGGGTGGGTTGGTTTGGACTAAAAACAGAGACAACGCTTTTAACCACTTTCTGTATGACACTGAGCGTGGGGTGAACAACTACCTTATTTCTGATCTCACCATAGATCAGCAGACAGTTGCTAACTCGCTTACCGCATTTAATTCGGACGGGTTTACGCTTGGTTCAAATGATTACGGTAATATCACTAGCGGTGCGAAAGCTGTCTCATGGACCTTCCGCAAAGCCCCACGCTTTTTTGATGTGGTGACTTATACTGGGGATGGGACGATTGGTAGAGCTTTGCCGCATAATCTTGGTTGTGAAGTTGGAACTATCATTATTAAAAACACTGGCCTCACCTCAAGCTGGGCTGTGTATCACCGCAATTTGAACGGTGGCGTAAATCCAGAAAACTATAGGCTTCAGTTAAATACGACAGATGCTACGATACTTAACGCAGGTGGCAGCATATATACCGCCCCGACAGACTCAGAGTTTACTGTAAGTGGTGGCATCTTTAATGCAGATGGCTATACCTACGTTGCCTACCTCTACGCCCACGATCCCCTCGGCCCGTCTGAAGATGGCTCGGATGGGTTGATTTCGTGTGGGAGTTATACGGGGAATGGTTCTGCTGATGGACCTGAGATTGATCTTGGGTGGGAGCCGCAGTGGGTGATGATTAAGCAGTCATCTACTGGTGGAACAGATTGGTATATGCACGACAACATGCGTGGTATTGCTACTGGCGGTAATGACGCACGGCTAAAGGCAAATCTTTCTGAGGCGGAGTTTAACGGGGCGAATTACATTGATTTAAAATCAACGGGGTTCAAACTAGGCTCTGGAAATGCTGTAAACAATAATGGTGAAACTCACATCTACATCGCCATCCGCCGTGGCCCGATGCGTGTGCCAGAGAGTGGGACGGAGGTGTTTGATGTTTTTACTGGTTCAGATGCTGGTGGAGCGTTTCTGACTACGGGTTTTACCGTGGACTCTTACTTAGGTGCTAAAAGGTCTGGAAGCTCCTTTAACACGTTCTTATCTTCACGGCTAACAAGTGGTAAGGGTCTGGTAACAAGCTCTACTTCCGCAGAGTTTAATGCACCGACAGGTACTTGGGATTACAACGAAGGCATAGTCCCCAATCTATTTGCTTCGGCTGACACACTTTATTACAACTTCCGCCGTGCGCCTAACTTCTTCGATGTGGTGGCTTATACTGGGACGGGGATCAATGGCCTTACATTAAATCATAACCTTGATGCTGTTCCAGAGATGATTTTGGTGAGGCACAGGAACGTATCTTATACACCAACCCCTTGGTTTGTTTATCACTCTGCATTAGGAAACACTAAGTACTTACACTTAAACACCACTGCTGCCGAAGCTACAAGTCAATTTGCTTGGAACAACACGTCCCCCACGGACATCAATTTTACTGTCGGGGCCTTTGATGGTGTTAACGGTTCTAGTGGGTTTAACTACATCGCCTACCTATTTGCCACGTTAGCTGGTGTATCCAAGGTCGGTTCCTACACAGGCAATGGCACAACGCTTAACATTGACTGCGGTTTTACCACTGGTGCGAGGTTCGTACTCATAAAGGGGTCTTCGTTTACACATGACTGGCATGTCTTTGACACTGCACGGGGTATTGTGGCTGGAAACGACCCATTTCTTGAGTTGAATACAACTAATGCTGAGAACGCAAGCTATGATGCGGTAGACCCACTGTCTTCTGGGTTTACTGTAAATCAAACAGCAGTGGCAAACCTAAACGCAGATGGCGCTTCTTATATCTTCTACGCAATCGCATAATCTCAACCCCATCTGAAAGGATCAATCTCATGGGCGACTATCGACACATCGAAACAGGCGAAACCAAAACACAGGGCCAGTGGCGTTCACACTACAAGAACGTCTCTCTGCCTCGCACTTGGACAGCCGCAACACTTGATGGCTTGAAGCTGGAGCCTGTCTTCGAGACACCCAAGCCAAACGCTGGTCAATACCAGAACGCAGTCCGTAACGGTGTCGAGAAAGACGCCAAGGGCAACTGGGTCTGGGGCTGGGCTATCCGTGACATGTTCTCGGACTACACTGACGAAGATGGTGTTGCTCATACCAAGGCTGCACAGGAAGCTGCTTATCAGGCTGGACTTGATGAGAAGGCCGCTGAGGGGGTTCGTACTAAGCGCAACACTCTCCTAGCCGAAAGTGACTGGACCCAAGTGGCTGACGCTCCTGTGGACGCTACGGCATGGGCAACATACAGGCAGGGGCTGAGGGATATTACTGACCACGTTAGCTTCCCTTACCTCACGGACGAAGACTGGCCTGTAGCACCATAAAGGGGAATTACTATGTCTTATGTATTAGGTAAACGTAGTAAGGAACGTCTTGAAGGTGTTCACCCTGATCTAGTGGCTGTAGTGGAACGTGCTATTGAGATTAGTAAGATGGACTTTTTTGTTGGTGAAGGACTTCGTTCTGTGGAGCGTCAGGAGAAGCTGGTAGCATCTGGGGCATCTCGTACCATGAACTCTAGGCACCTCACAGGACACGCTGTAGACCTTCACCCACACCCCTATAAGGGCGACCATGACCAAGATGGTATCCCTAACAGCGATGACCATGACGCTTATGAACCTATCGTAGAGGCCATGAAACAGGCTGCTGATGAGCTTGGTATCGTCATGGAACACGGATACGACTGGGGCTGGGACGCCCCACACCATCAGCTTAGTAGAAAGACTTATCCATGAGCAGAGAACCTTGGCACTTAAACAAGAGTGTTCCTATTTCATTCATCTTTGCAATTATGTGTCAGACTGTTGCACTGATCTGGTTTGTAGCTGCATTGAGCAATGATGTTGCTAACAACAAAGAAGACCTATCTAGGTTAGAAGAAAGAACCAATAACTTAGAGTTGGTAGCACAGACCCAAGCTGTCATGTTGGCTCGTATAGATGAGAACATCAAGGGCATCAGGGAGTTCCTAGAAAGGAATCCGTAGTGGTCAGTAAGACATTCAAGAGAGAGATAGCTGTAGCTCTACTGGTCTGGTTGGTCTACATAGTAGAGGTAAAAGATGTCAGTATCATTGAAGTCCTTGTCTGGCCTATCTTTACGTTTGCTGCTGCTGCCTTTGGTATTGACGCTTACGGTAAGTTGCAGCAGCGGGGCATTGGGAATACTAACGGGCGGGGGACCGAACGTAGCAGCCAACGTCCAAGCGGGGAAGACAAACTCCCAGACGATTGGGACAACAAATAATGTTGAGCAGAAGCTAGAGAACCCTGTCGCTAATACCATCAAGCAGAGTAATGATAGTAATAGTGTCCAAGCTGATAGAGTAGAGACTGTAATAGTCAATGAAGTCCCTGTGTGGGTAATACTCCTTCTGCTGCTAGGGTGGTTGTTGCCTAGCCCTAACGAGATGGGTCGATGGATCAGAAGTCCTTTCTCTCGTAAGTGAGTAGAAGTTACAAAACAATAAGGCCCCGCTTAGGTTTGATCCTAGGCGGGGCCTTTTGTGTTATGGCTTCCAGTCTTTGTCCACTAGCTCGTCACCAGTTAGGCTGGTCTTCATCAGGATGTAGCCAATGACCACTGAAGCTGAATCTAACTCAGTGCTAAGTTTCCTAACCTGTAGCACAAGATATAATGTAACAACTAGTTGGGCTATGACAATCCAGAGGGTGTCAACAATCATGTTGGGCTACTTTCATCTGGACCTACCCACTCGTGGCAGTACATCTCAATGTGGTCAGTGTTGGGGAAGCTACGCATAGTAAAGTCAATCCCCTCGTTTACTTGTGACAGTTCGCACTCCTCTTTTGTGGCATAGAACAAAGTACTATAAACAACAGTACAAGCCTGTAGCTGACAGACTAAGATCATTGATGTGAACATGTTACTCATCCTGTTCTTTGATTAGCCTGTCCAAATACCAAGCTGCTTTCTTGAGGTCTTCTGTGCCATTCTTATAAGGCCAGCGGTGCAGATACTTAGCGATATTCCCACGGAGGTATCCCTGATATTCCTCTGGTGTAAGGAAGTCTGAGATGTAGTCAATCGCCTCAATCTGGCCTTGACCGTAGTGTGCAGGACTGTTTACGTTGTCTGTTACCATATTGTCTAGTCTCCATTTAGCCATACTATAGCTTCTCTTTGAGGAATATCTTTACCCACATAGCTGTAATATCTGATCTGATAATATCTTCTACGTCGAACTCAATAACAGGAACAGGCAGCATATGTTTCTTAGCCAAGTGGATAACCTTTGTCAGACCATCCGCCTCTTTAAGATCACTTTGTTGCACATCCCCGTTAAGGACAATAGTAGTACCTTCCCCTACCCGTGTCAACAACATCTTAAGCTCGTGAGTAGTGATGTTCTGGGTCTCATCAACAATGATAAAGGCGTTCTCGAATGACCTACCACGCATAAGAGCAAGAGGAGCAATCTCAATGTTGCCATTCTTAATGCCAGTTTCCACTGCACCCTTACCCATGTGCTTCTCTAACACATCAAGGACAGGCAAGGCCCAAGGCATAGTCTTCTCGTGGATGTCACCCTTAAGGTAACCCAAGTCCCGTCCTACAGCCACATGAGGTCGTGTGATGACGATCTTATCAATCTGCTTGGTCAAGTATAGGTCAGCAGCAAAACTAGCTGTAACGTAAGTCTTACCTGTACCAGCAGGGCCAAGAATGAACACCTGACGACTAGACTTAAGGGCGTCAATCAAATCTTGTTGTTTAGGTGTTTTGGCAACAAGTCCAGACGTAGCCTTAGTTGCTGCGTTCTTGTAAGTCGTCTCTCGCTTGGTTCTTGGCTTACTTGGCGTTGCCACTGTATTCTCCCTTAATCGTAAAAATGACCGAAAAGATGTTCGTATCCACCTATGTGGGTGCCGTTAGGTGTAAAGATTTGAGGCACTGTCCGTAGCCCAGCCATCTTAACCATTGTTCGTACCCACGGGTAGTTCTCATCTTTAATGTTGATTAGCACATACTTCTGACCTTGTTTCTCTAGTTCATTGATTGCATCCATACAGAACTTGCAATTATCTTGGGAGATTACTGTCCACATCCTTTTCCCCTGTGTTATTGTTTGGTAGTTGGCCCACCCCGCAGGACTCGAACCTGCAACCTAGAAATTAGAAGTTTCTTGCTCTATCCAGTTGAGCTAGGGGTGGTGTAGTTTGCTCAGGTCATGTCTACGATTTCACAGGAACCAACACAAGCAAAAGTTTGTGTGCCTACTGTATTGTCTTCAGCTTCATACTCAGAGAGCTTGGTCCAGTCAATCTCTTTAGGCATTTTAGCTAAAGCGTCTTGATATGTTGCCTCGTCTACTTCCTGATAAGGTGCCTGCTGGTATGTATGCTCACTGTATGGCAAG